ATGACAGAAGAAGTTCCAGTATTAGAAGAATATAAATTTGGTTTTCATGATAATGCTGAATTAGTCATGTCTACAGGAACAGGTTTGACAGAAGATGTGATTCGTACAATGTCGGCCGCAAAAGAAGAACCAGAATGGATGCTGGATTTCCGCCTCAAGTCCTTCGAAGCCTTCAAAAAATTAGATCTCCCAGAATGGGGCCCTGATTTATCAGACATTGATTTTGATGATGTGGTGTATTATCAAAAGCCCACCGATAAACCTGCACGTACTTGGGAAGAGGTTCCTGATGAAATTAAGGAAACCTTTGAAAAAATTGGTATCCCAGAAGCAGAGCGTGCTTATCTGGCAGGCGCTTCAGCACAGTATGAGTCAGAAGTTGTTTACCACAACATGAAGGAAGAATTTGAAAAGCTTGGTATCGTCTTCACCGATACGGATTCTGCTCTGAAGGAATATCCGGAGCTTTTCAAAAAATACTTTGCAAAACTCGTTCCACCAACAGACAATAAATTAGCCGCCTTGAATTCAGCAGTTTGGTCTGGAGGAAGTTTCGTTTATGTGCCTAAAGGGGTAAAATGTGAAATTCCTATCCAAGCCTATTTCCGTATTAATAACGAAAAATCTGGTCAGTTTGAACGTACTTTAATCATTGTTGATGAAGGGGCTTCTATCCAATATGTGGAAGGCTGTACTGCACCCACATATTCATCAGCCAGCTTGCACGCTGCTGTTGTGGAAATCTTCTGTGAAGAAGGTGGATACATGCGTTATTCAACCATTCAAAACTGGTCAGATAATGTTTATAATTTGGTAACAAAACGTGCCAAAGCAGAGGCAAATGCAACTGTGGAATGGATCGATGGTAACTTAGGCTCACGTGTCTCTATGAAGTATCCAGCTGTCTATTTAGATGGTCCGGGCGCACGTGGTACCATGCTTTCCATAGCTTTTGCTAACGCAAATCAAGAGCAAGATACAGGTGCAAAAATGATTCATAATGCGCCAAATACAAGCTCATCGATTATTTCTAAATCCATCTCTAAATCTGGCGGAGCCGTAAATTATCGTGGACAAGTAACTTTCAACAAAAACTCTGCACATTCTAAATCACATATTGAATGTGACACGATTATTATGGATGACATTTCAAAATCAGATACAATTCCATTTAATGAGATTCATAACTCACAAGTGGCCTTGGAACATGAAGCCAAAGTATCTAAAATCTCAGAAGAACAGTTGTATTATTTGATGAGCCGCGGTTTAACAGAAAAAGAAGCCACAGATATGATTGTTATGGGCTTTATTGAACCCTTTACTAAAGAACTCCCAATGGAGTATGCAGTAGAACTCAACCGATTGATTTCTTACAGCATGGAGGGTTCAATCGGTTAATTGTTTCTGGATGCCTTTATAGCTTGCTTTACGGTTGATATAATTTATTGGAAAAACACAAAGGGGCACGAAAGGGGCAAACAAATAAAAAACGCCAAATACAGTGCTTCTAATGAATACAATATTAATAAAAAGTGCCCCTTACAAAATTAAAGGAGGCACTTTTTTATTTTAGTTCATTTAATTTTTTTACTATATCAACTTTGACAGATTTGGTAACATGTGAGTAAATACTTAGGGTAGTTTTATAATCTGTGTGTCCTACTCTTTCCATTGCAGCACTCAGAGGGATACCTAATTCTGCAAGTAGGGCAACATGTGAGTGACGAAAAATATGCGAAGTTAAATGTTTATTAATTTTTGCTTTTTCTGCTGCTCGCCGTATTACTACATTTAAAGTGTCTAAATCAATTGCTGAACCATTAACACTAAAGAATATATAATTATTTTTATTGAAATCTTTCCCTTTGACTGATCTATTAAGTTCTAGCAACTCCAATTGTGATTCTATTATTTTAATAATATTATCTGGAATCGTTATTGTCCTGTAGGAAAAGTCTGTTTTTGGAGTAGTTTTTATCTTCAATGCTCTATCATATGTTCCATTTATTGTTACGAGACCATTCTCTAAATCTATATCTTTAGTAGTTAAAGCAGCAGTTTCTCCGTATCTTGCTCCAGTATAGGCCATAAATTCTACGAAATCTGCTAAATGATCTACTCTTGGAGTAATCCTAAGTATTTTTAATAATTGTTTTATTTCGCTTAATTCAAGGTAACTCTCTCTTTTTTCTTGGACTTCTTCAAATGATTTTACTTTTTTTGGAGATTTAACATAACTTGCTTCATTTTTATCAAGATACCCCATACGTACACCGAAATCAAGAATAGAATGGAATCGTTTTTTGAAACCATTATAGTAACTATAAGCATAGCCCTCATCCATCATTTCGTTAACTAACTTTTGAATTGTTCTACGTGTAATATTTCTTGCCGGTGTAGACTTCGGAATATTATCCTTTATTCTATTATCGTGAGCAATTAGACCACGCTTTGAAGAATCTTTAACTGTTGGGGACCAGTTCTTGAAATACTCTTCATATAGTTCCCAAAAAGTAATATTACTTACATCAGCATCTTTTACGTGCTTATCAATCTTTTCTTGGAGAAGACGTTGTGCCTCCTTTTGTGCCCTTGAAGTATTCTTGTCGAGTGTAATTGATACTTTCTTTAACTTTTCGGTTAATGGGTCACGATATCTCTCGAAATATTTATATTTACCATTTTCTAAAGCTTCTATCCACATTTGATTTCTACTCCTTTTTTCTGTAAAATAGAGTACAAGAAAACTTCACGAAATTCGTGCTGTTTCTATACTTATTTCATATAAAGCTGCCCCACAGTCGCCAAACTTGGGCAGCTTTTTTATTCGCTTGGAATAGCGCTCATTAAGTTATTATCTTGCAGATTCCATGTAAGCATCTGTAATTTTTTTAGCTTCTGACATATATACATCGGTTAATTTTTTTGCATAACTAGTGTAAGTATCTTGAGTTCCACTACCAGATGTTAACATAACCTCAGCCATTTCGCTTACCCCATCATTTGATATTTCGGCAAGTTTTTCTACTTTTTTATTTGAAAGTTCTGCTAAACCTTCGAGACCAGCTGTATTAGAAGCTGCCTCAGTATTGTATTCATTTACTAAACCAGGTGTTGCTTCAATTATTTTTTGAGAGTACTCATCAAGAATTTTTTGGTCTTGTTCCTCTTCAGTTAGCGTATTTTTTTCGGTTGAAGTTTTAGTAGTTTGCTCAGTTTCGCTACTAGAACTTGTAGTTTCTGTTTTTGTATCAGATTTTTTTTGCTGTGAGGATGAAGAGGTGCTTGTAGTATTTTTGTCGTCTGAATTACCATTCATAGCCCCGTTGATTCCAATAACAACGATAGCAACTAAAATCCAAAACCAAATACGTTTGTAAATAGGCTTTTTAGGTTTAGGGGTATTATTTTCCATAAAATTCTCCTTACCCTTTTAACGTGGTTAGCGCACGTAGTATTTAGTGAATTTATTCACCAGTATAATTATATAAACAACTAGTTTAAGTTACAACTGATATATGAAGTTTTTTAATAATCTTGTTCAACTTTTACAAGACGACCAGCAATTTCTGCCGGATTAGACTCGTCAGCATACTGTGTTGGATATTTTGGATTTAGAGGCTCGAGTCTGATACGTTTGACATAACCAGCCTCGTCATATTCGTAGTGTACACATTTCAAAGTCGCTGAATTATCTTCTGTAAATCTAACTGCTCCTATTGCGCCATCATCTATATCTGGGGATAATAAAATTAAAGCAAAGGAGCCATCATGTATTTCACTTTCCATACTATCACCTTTTACATGAAGCCAAAATACGTCGTCACGCCCGGCATATTTACCATAAACTGGTCGCATACCTTCAAAGTTTTGTTCAGAGAATATTGGAGTTCCTGCAGCAATTTCTCCAATAATAGGAGCCATACCTTCTTGATTATGATCGTAAGCTACTATATTATTTATTTTATCTAATTGCATTTTTTTGAATGGTAGGATTTGTTTTTCACGTTTAACAGCTGTTTGTTCTTTTAATTGAGAAGAAGCAGTATCAAGGACTATTTTTTGGCGGGGCTCTTCGAGCTGCTTCATTGTTTCTACTGTTTCATCAATAATAGAATATATTTGTTGAATATCACTTTCTTCTTTTGGAAAAAAATCATCAATTGACACACCAAACACCTCCGCTAACCTAATCATTTGTGGTTTCTTTGGAGAACGTAGACCGACTTCATAATTGGATATTGTGGTTTTGCCCACTCCAATTTTTTTGGCTAATTCGTCTTGTTTAAGGCCATAATTTTTTCGATACTCTTTTATCTTAGCTCCAACATATTGGTTAATTTGTTCGATTTCCATAGTATAATTATAAAAGAAAAAACCACGTTTTGCAAACTTTTTTATAAAAAAAACGTTTTTTTCTTGACAATCCACGAAAAGTGGATTATAATAATTTCATAGTTAAACCAGCGAACAAACATAGCAACACCTAGTACGACGAAGGAGCGATGTTGCAACTGTAGTTACACGTTGTATTCAGCTCAGCGTAAGTAGCTGTTTGACAAATAAAAAAGCCCCAGTGGGGCGGTGTTAATCTCTAAAGTGTGTATCTATTAATTCATATGCAATCACCAATAAGTATATTGTGAGCAAAGGACTGATATTCCAAAATATAGGTGAGATCAATCCGGTGACTGTTGATATAAAAATATTTTTAGCATCATACCTTAGTTCATCTTTTCGAGAAGGGGAATTATTAGAATGTTTAATTTCAGTTTTAACCTGCTTAATATCATCTTGAATGGAAGTAAACAAATCATATATATCTTGATTGCTTATGGGTGTATCAGACTTTACGATTGGTTCATTTACAATTTCATTATGTATATCTTTTATAGAATGGGGAGTAAGCTCCTTATTATCAACAAAAATGGCTTCCTCGGAAGACTTGTTAATAAAATCTTGAAGCGAAGAATCATAAGGCTTTCGAGGCATACCTCTAACATCAGAAATGAGTTCAGATACATTGACTGGATTAAACGCTTTTTCTAAAAACTTAGCTTGAGTTTTAAGTTGATTTCTTTGATACTCTGTAATTGCATTAAGTGCTTCTAGTGAAAATGATTTTGAAATAATATCCGGAGGAATAGTAAGCCCTAACAAAGACTTTCTAATTTTATCCATTTGTATAGTTTTGTTTATTCCAAGTTGAAAGTTTTGTTTATAATTTATGCCTGTGGAACTTATGAGATCTTTTTGTGCTTTTATAGTTCTATTTAGAGCTTCGTAACTTGGCATCTTAGCCATTGCTAAAAATTCTGGATTAGTTTTTGGTGATAAATCACTCCACCTTTTCATTTGTTTTTGATTTTCTTGCATAAGTTTCATACCAGGTGAGTTTATTATTTTTTCTCTTAACTCCCTCAATTGCTTTGAATTCTCGTCGTTAAAAGGCGACGTTAAATAATCTTTGTTCATAAAATTCTCCTATATATAATTTTAGTTTGGTTGCTTATATTATATCACGGAGTTATGATACGTGGCACTAGCCACAGGGAAGACTGGCGAAGAGGTTCGATTCCTTAACTTCCCATACTGCGAAAGCAGAAGTTTAAAATATAGAAAGGAGTCGTTATGGCAGTAGAGAAAGAATTAATCGCTCTTCGTATCGAGAAAAATATTTCTCGGAAAGAAATGGCCAAAATTATTGGTGTCACACCAGAAACATATCGTAAGAAAGAGCTTGGGGAAAATGATTGGTGGGGGACAGAGATGTTCCTTGTTGCAAACAAGTTCAACAAACGTATTGACGATATTTTTTTAAATAAAAAGTCCACGAAAAGTGGTTTTAGTCAAGCGAGTTAGGAAGGAGGAAGAAAAATGCCATATGCAAAAATAACATATCTTCCAGTTGATAAAAATGAAGATGCTGAGTGGTGTGACAAGGAGCACTTAATGCAAAAGTGGGAAGGGTTAAGCAAACCAACACTTACTGCTTGGCTAAAAGAAATGCGAGAAAGGCCAGAATTCAAAAAAGGAGTCTTGAATCCTACGCACAAAATAGTCTTTATCAACAAAGAAGTTTTTCAAGAGTTTGTTCAGTGGAAAGAAGCCACTCGATATAGAAGTTATAAAAAATAGAAAAGGAACAAAACATGAATCAATTAATTAACATCACACAAAACGAAAACAACGACTCGGTAGTAAGCGGTCGTGAACTACATGAATTTTTAGAAGTTTCAACTCCATATACACAATGGTTTGAACGAATGATTGAATATGGATTTGTTCAAAACGTAGACTTTATAGGTTTATCACAAAAAAAGTGAAAAACCTCAAGGTGGTAGACCTACCCTTGATCACGCCCTAAAACTCGACATGGCAAAAGAAATTTCTATGATCCAGCGTACGGCAAAAGGCAAAGAAGCTCGTCAATATTTTATCCAAGTTGAAAAAGAATACAAACATCAGCAACAAGCTCCACTCACGTTGGACCAACAAATTGCAGCTATCGCAACTGGTTATGGAAGTGTGAAAGAAGAACTTGTAGAAGTTAAAGACCAAGTTGCTGATTTAACTAATCGTTTCGGACTTCCATCAAATAAAGCGAAAGTTTTACAGAAGAAAGTAGCAACTAAAGTTTATATGTTTACTGGTGGTAAAGCTTCAAATGCACATAAGAAAATCGGTAGTAAAGTTTTCCGTGAGTTCTACAAAGATTTGAATAATCGATTTGATGTTGTGAAATATAGTGATATTCCACTTAGTCGCTATGAAGAAGCGTTAGAATATCTTGAAATGTGGCAACCAGCATTCAACACAACACTGGAAATTCGTTCGTTAAACTCACAGACAAGTTTTGAATTTTAACCAGCTTAAGAAAAGGGGAAATAATGTTACATAATTTAGTAATTAAAGATAGAGGTATATTTCTTGATGAGCAAGAAATAAAAGGAATTACTGATTTTAAGTTAGAAAAAAGCGCTAAGGAGCAATCCTCAACACTAATAATCGAATTAGAGGTTAATTCAATTATAGATCAAAACGAGAGGGGGCTGCTTGCTATCTCAGCCCCTAAGCAGAAAGGAAGAAGCGATGACTGAGAACCAATTGAATGCAATAAAAAACATTTTAGAAAACTTTGATTTTTTGCAATTAAAATCTATTACCACCTTTATTAATCATATGATTAATTCAGAACAAATAAAACGCACAAATCATCAAAAATTTTCCGAAGAAAACTTAGATTTAATGATCGATGCGTTTAAAAGTAATAAGTATAGATAGTTATTCAGCAACTATTTGAATATGGCTAGGACTAATACGATATTCTTTTCCTTTATAGAGTACTTGAACATAAGGGAATTGATACAGCGTATCAGCCGTTTCTCTTGTTATCGGGGCCCACATGTCAGCATTTTCTTCCCACCACTGACTAGGTGAAACCATATGAATCCCCATTTTACAAGATTCATCATCATTCAAGCGAGTCCATTTACCGAGTAAATTGGCATAAACATATTCCATAAGCATATCTCCTTTCTATAATATTAAACCGATACCGCAAATATCAGCTCATAAATATTATAGCACGGAGATAGAACGCAAATAAATTAATAAAGGAGAATAAAAATGCCAGAATATGACACTTTTTATACAACTGATGGAAAAGAAGTCTGCATAAACAATGTAAATAAAACTTGGACAGTTTATCGTCCAGAATTTACTTTCCCGCGGGTATTCTACAAGTTTGAAGAGTACCTTCGCTACATGACAAAATAAAAAGCTCCTGGCGGACATCAGGAGGAGAGGAGAAAAATATGAAATCAAAAGCATTTGAGGAGAAACTTGTAGAAATTTTAGCACGTACATTGAGTGGAGAAGTTACTCCAGTTGAATATGCCCTAAGCAATGAACCAAGTAAAACTAAAGGAAAAGTTAATCAAGTCATAACTTTTGTGTATGAAGTTGATGAACCAACGGCAGAAAACAGTCCCAAGCTTAAAAAAGAAAACCCATCACATAAGTAATGGGGGAATATTCTTAAAACCTTGGAAGATTTAGCAGGTTATCTTTGATAGTAGAGTTTGCTTTGGTACGAATATACGGATCCCCTGAAGAATGACGTACTACTTCAATAAAAGCTTTTTGCGTCAAAGTAAAGTAATCCGTATAAAAGAAAGTATGGTTATTGTTCATGAATTTAATAATTTCGTTTACAGTGTAATCTGGGTAGCCACCGCTTATTCTAACATGAGTTATTTTCTCGCTAGAAGTTGAGTTGTTGTCTGATACACGAACATGTGTGATTTGGTATTCCATAGGTACCGCCTTTAATATTATTTGAATAAACTTACCAACCACGGCTTGCCATTCATATAAATATTATAACATCTTAGGTTAATGCATTCAACTAGATATAGTATCTATTTATCAAAAAACAAACGAAAGGACACAATATATAGTATGTGGGATAAAATTGAAAAATTGCTAAAAGATAAAAATATGACAACTTATCGTTTAGCTCAAATATCGGGAATAAATAAAGCTACTTTAGCTCATATCAAGAGCGGAAAAGTAAAAAAGCCATTATTTGAAACGGTATGCAAAATAGCGGATGCTCTGGAAGTTGATATCAAAGAGTTCAAAGAAAAATAAAAAAGCTCACTTTGCAGAGTGAGCGGGTAGAAATTTTTGAGAAGTTTCTACTCCTAGTATAACACAAGAGGAGAAAATAAAAAATGAGTTTACAACTAATACCTATGGATAGAGAAACTGGTGAAGTGCTTGAGTTTCGTCCATCAATGATTAAAGAGTTGGATAACAGCGATTTAACTGCATTTTTAGAAGCTGTAAAGGCTGCAGATAAGATGAAAAAAGAGGCAGAGAAAGAAGTTAAGAAGCGCCTTGATGAAGGACAAAACTTCACTCGCTTATCATATGGGAAACAACAGTTTACCAGAGAAATTGTTATGGATAACTCTGCTAAAACAGCTCTTATTAGAAAATATGGCTTAGAAAGTGTGGAGCCATTGTCAATTGCTAAATTAGAAAAGAAATATGGGGAAAGTATTCTTGAAGACATTGAGCAATTTATCATCATGAAGCCTAAGAAATCAAAAATTGAATGGGATAAATAGGAGAATAACTCATGGCAGAAAAAATAGAACGTCATTTGAAGTCCTAAGCTCCGTAAATGTTGACGAAAATAAAAAGAAAAAAATAATTTAGATTATTTATCATGGGCTTGGGCATGGATAGAGTTACATAAAGTATATCCAGATGCTACAAGTAAAGTCTATGAACGAGAAAACGGTGTGAATTACTGGACAGACGGTAAGACTGCTTGGGTCAAAGTTGGTGTAACCGTGGAAGGGTTAGAACATATTGAATATCTTCCAGTTATGGATTTTAAAAACAAATCTATTCCTGTTGATAATGTTACTAGCGTAGATGTAAATAAAGCAATTCAACGTGGTTTAACCAAAGCAATAGCAAGGCACGGGCTAGGATTATATATCTATGCAGGAGAGGACTTCCCAGAGGAAGAGGAGCTAACTCCACCTAAATTATATGTTGTTGGTAAGGCAAAAAAAGAATTTGATGAACCAAAATTAAGAGCAGTTGTCGAAAAAATGGTAGGTATCGCAGGAAATGACTACGGGGCTACTGTCGAAGAGCAAAAAGAATGGTTATCTATGCCATTGGTTGAAGCTTTTAATGATATTGAAAATTATGTTGATGTAAAAAAAGGAGAAACAAATGATAAATAATGTTGTTTTGGTTGGACGTATTGTCCGTGATCCAGAATTAAGATATACGCCACAGAATACTGCAGTAGCTACTTTCACTTTAGCAGTAAATCGCCGTTTTAAAAATGCTCAGGGTGAACGAGAAGCAGATTTTATAAACTGTGTTATCTGGAGACAGCCCGCTGAAAACTTAGCAAATTGGGCAAAAAAAGGAACTTTAGTTGGTATTACTGGAAGTATTCAAGTGAGAAATTATGAGAACAAGGAAGGCCAACGTGTTTATGTAACAGAAGTATTGGCTGATAACTTTCAAATGCTAGAAAGTAATTCAAATAAAACAGAAAAAGGGAAAACTAAATCTAACCAAGATAAAGATCCTTTTGCAGGTTCACCAATGGAAGTCTCAGATGATGATTTACCATTCTAAATAGCAGACATTAGGCTTCGGTGCAGGAAGGACCGAGTAAGTCGGGCGCTATGTACTCACAGAGACCCAGCGCTAACCTATTGTTTATGGAGAATTAATATGAATAAAAAATTAAGACACCAAGACAGAGTATTAAATTATATAAAGGAATTTGGATCAATTACAAGTGCAGAATGCTTTACAGAGCTTGGAATTATTGATTTGCCAAAGAAAATTTGTTTGTTGCAAGATGAAGGTTATGTTTTCAAAAAAGAACCTATCACGCAGAAAAATAGATATGGTGATTCCACTACTTACAAACGTTATTCATTAGAAATAGAGGCTGAATAATGGCTGATAACAAAAAATATTATTACATGAGATTGAAGGAAAATTTCTTTGATTCTGATGAGATGATTATTTTAGAAAATATGGACAATGGAGATGGAATAATTTATAGCAATATACTGCTGAAGTTATATCTTCGTAGCTTGAAGTACGAAGGACGATTGATGTTTAATGAGCGCATCCCATTTAACCCGCAAATGCTATCAACTATTGTTAGACATCCAGTAGGAGTAGTGGAAAAGGCTCTTAAAGCTTTTATAGATCTTGGACTTGTAGAGATTATGGATAACGGAGCAATTTATATGCTAGATATTCAAAACTTTATAGGAAAAACTACAACTGAAGCGGATAGAAAGAAAAAGTACAGGGCTAGAATAGCACAAGAAAAGGGTAACGTTTTAGGAAGCGGACAAATGTCCAGACAAACGTCCGACAAACGTACACCAGAGACAGAGATAGAGTTAGAGAAAGAGTTAAAGATAGATATAGATATAGAGAACAGAGAAAAAGAACCAAGTTCTCTTCTTGCTGAGTTTATTAATTTATTTATCAATTTCTCAAGTAAAAACCTATCTAAAAAAGCGATAACACAAGTTGAATTTTTGAAACTACCGTCATTCCAGCAAGAACAAGCAGTTATTGGAGCTAAAAACTATATTGAGTGGTACAAGAATGAAAATCCAGAAGATACAAAAGGTCAATACAGTGTAAATTCTGCAAATTTTTTATCAAATATGATGTTTATGGATTATCAAGAAACTCCTAAAACTGTTCAGGGAACATTGGGAGGAATGATTTGACAGAACAATTTTACGATGATAATGAAAAATGGGCAGTTACTCATAAAGAAATGTCAGGAAACTTTATAGAAGGTGGGGAACTAGGAGTCTGTGAGACTCACGGTTGTGACATTATTGGTTCAAAGCGTCCTGTTATGTCTTATCCAAAAGATAGTAATGGGAAGGTAATTGGAGAGCCTTATCCTTATCTAGTAAGAGTTTGCCCAATGTGTAATGCTGAAGGTATCCATAATAAAACGGTTAAGTCAGTAAAAGATTATATATCTGAATTTAAAGCGAAAAAACACATCGATTTAAATAAAGACATCATTGTTAAATATGACTTTTCGGATGAATTAAGTGTAGTGAACACAGACAAAATGGTTGAGTGGATAGTGAAAAAAGTAGGCACTCAGAAAAAAGTTAAACATCTTAATGTGAGAAAGCATGTTGAACTAGCTAAAAATCGAGCTTCTGGAGATGAGGCACGTGATAAATACATGAAACAAGTGCATGAAATCGAGCAAGCTGATTTATTAATATTTGACTCTTTAGCTGATTTTATAAACAAAGATGCTGAAAAAGCACTAAATGTATTATTTAGCGTAAAAGATGGCTGCTCAATTATGATTTTGACGATCCCTGAAAGTGATAATCGTTTAGAACAACTTCCGAGACGTCTTAAATTCAGATTTGATAACGCTCAGATAATGCAAATGTCTAGTATTGGAAAGGAGCGATAAAAATGTCGAGCCCAGGTAAAGAAGAAAGACAAATACAACAAAATTTATTCAGAGATGAACAAAAACAATTAACTAAAGCTTATGAGAATTCAAAAGAGGTACAAGAGTTTAGAAAAGAGTTTCATGAGCGGATTGCGAGACTTGGAAAATGAAGTTTTCTTTCAACTTGCAGAAGATGCCAGTCACGCAACAACAAAAAGGTATTGGATACAGAAACGGAAAAATATCTTTTTATAACCGCAAAGGTACTGAAAACAAGGAGCTAGTTAACGCACTAAAGCGCAATGCTCCAAGTAAACCATATGATAAAGATGTGCCTTTACAGCTCACTGTGACATTTTGGAATGCGATTAAGCAAAAGAAAAAGTGGTGGCAATTCAAAACTACAAGACCAGACTTGGATAACCTCATGAAAAATCTACAAGACTACATGACAAAGTTAGGTTATTACACAGATGATAGCCAGATAGTAGTACTCATTGCAAAAAAATACTACCTAGACAAAAACCAGATAGATATAGAAATAGAGGAGGCAAGCGATGACGGCTTTTAACCCTATACCATTAATGAAGCTCTACAATATGGCCAAGAAAGCTAAGTATGACGGATACGGCCATAAGATTGTCTATATTGATGCTCGTAAGAAGTACAAACAAGAGCTAGTCCAATATTACAAAGATATTCGGACGGTTTTCAATAAAGGTCAGCAAATGACTTGGCTACAACTTTATAATTTTCTGGATCATAACTTAAAAGAAGTAGTTATCGTTCTGGAATAGCTCTAATTCGTGAAAGTTACGGTTACATTGAGAGTTTAGATAGTCCAATGAACAATTTATCTAATTAAAGATAAACATGCTTAAAAAGCAAAATATAAGCGAAAAAAGAAAGGAGAATTTCAATGGCTGAGAGAACAATGAATTTAATAGTCGTTGAAATTTGGCAGTATGGGAAAGTTATTTTCAAAGGAAACAGCCAAGAAGTAAAAGAGCATTTCGATTTTAGTAGCAAGCAGTTTGCACGACTTACTGCAATGGGAAAAGCAGTGCAAAAGGGTTCTATACCTCGTCCGCAAACAATGTATGCAATAAAAGTCGGAGAAGAAAAAACTGTAACTTATTTTACACACGGAGCGACAGATTTAATGGGTTCAGATCGCTTCAATCCAGAGGAAACAAAAGAAGAACGGCGATTAAGACGAAAAGTTCTAAGAGATATGGCGAGAGAAAGGTTTTATAAGAGCTAATGGACAGATATGAGATGGCTATCGGTTTGATAGTTATAGCGATTGGTAGCTTTATTGCAGGCGCAGCTTGTGTGGGCATACAGCTTGAAAAAGTGAAAAGGCAGCGTGATGAAGCTCTTGAAGAAGCATGGAAAAGAGCGAGGGAATTGGATAAATATGACGGGATTAAAAGATATTAAACCAGTAGCGACTTTAGGCGGAAAACCGTTGTACAGCACAGAACAAATGCAGGAGTATGCTGAAGCTCAAGCTAAAAAAGTCTTCTGGTATGCAGCTAAAGGTACGAGCGAAGATAGAGCGTTACTAGCTAGAGCAATTGACTATGCTTTTAAGGAGAAGCAGGATGAAGAAGTTTGAAGAAGAAGTAAAAAGACCAAGCAACGCAGGAATTGATCCATTTTCTAAACGTGATGTATCGTTTGAAAAATTGTCAAGTAAGTTTACCAAAGGAGCGCAAACGCTGAAAGAGTGGAAAGAGTACGCTTTTAAGGCTGAGGATAGGATTAGGGAGTTAGAATCCCAGCTCGAAAAGCATCAGCCAGAGATTCCAGAGTTTATGGCAAATTATATTGAAGCTGCTAAAGAAGACTTTTGGACACTGCTTAGTGCAATGGATGATTCAAACCTTTCTTCACGAGTTGGAGATTGGCTAAAAGGTGGAAATTTCACGAATCAAGAGATATTTGCTCAAGCATGGCTCAACGGCTACACAGTCGCCAAGGAGAAGCGGTTTTATCTGAAAAATAAGCTGACAGGTTTAAATTTGGTAGAAGAGAAAACGTTTAGTTTAACGGGAAAACATGTAGGTGAAAGGTTCAGAGAGTTTGAAATGCAATATATTCCTACTGATGATCAAGAAGCTAGATTATATAAAAACACCTTCACTCAGCAAGAAATCGACACCATGGCCGCAGGTTCTTATGAAAAAATTGAGGTGCAAGAATGAGCGAGAAAAAAATATTATGTGGGATTGAAAAGTTTAATTGATACTAATGCAATCAGTCACTTTTTATGGAAAGATCACCGATTTTATCCGGGGTTTGAGAAGCCAAGTTATTCTTTCACAATGGCCCAAATATCAAAAATTTCTGGTGGATCTTTATTGAATAACAGACTTATTGAGCTTGTGCCTGTGGAGGAAGAAGCGTGAATCCAGAAATAAGCAAGCTGTTTGATGAAATAGAACAACTGAAAGATGACTTAGAGTATTATTCAAAACATGAACATGAAGAGATGTATTCGCTACAAAATTATAGAAAATACCATATTGCAATTAGATATGAGTTTATAAAAAAAATAAGCGCCACACTCAACCCACAGATACCGCAAAAGTACGCAAGCATGAGTCGTGATGAAATTTCAGGAGGGATTGGACAGTATGCAAGATTTTAGCGAATTAGAACGACTGATGGAAGAAACGAACCGAATGCCTGTTAGCGACTTTGATAAAAATTCGCTTGCAAAACTTGGAGCAGAAGTTAAAAAGAACAGTGTTAATATCGAAACCTACAAAGATTTAGTGAAATTTACAAAAAGTATTGAAACACTGCTATGGGTTTCTAAGAATGTTCAAAATAAAACGACCACAGGGAGGGCAGGTATATGACAAAGACAAAGCTGCAAATCATGCGTGAGAAGAAGGGGCTGACTGTTGAGCAATTGGCTGGGGAAAAAATTATAGAATCAAATAATTTTACAGCAATAGCGCTTCAAGAAATTGTTGAAGATTTGAAAAACTTTGAGATTGAACTTGAACCAATAAAACTTGGATATAATGCAGTATTTATCGCTAAAGCCCTCGGCTGCTCGGTAGATGAATTGGTGGAGGAGTGAAGATGAAAACAGTTGATAATTATAAGAATTTTGATATTAAGCGAAGTAAAATTGGTAATTTCTTTGTTTACTCAGATGATGGGTTATCAGAATACGTGGAAATTAAATTTAATGTTAAATATAAAAGCATTGAAGAAGCGAAAGCAGCAATAGATAGATATTGGGAGCAAAATAAATGGCAAAAACAGCAAAAGAACGAATTGAAGAAGAAATAAAAGATGCTAAAAGAAATACAACTTATCAAATAAATAAACAGAGTGGTGTATTTAATAATGGCGTATTGCAAGGTCTAAAGATTGCTTTGGTTCATGTTGAAAATGCTACCACTCTAGTAACCTCTGATGAGACTGTCACGATTGATAAAGAAGTATATGACTTACTTATCAATAAAGTAAATAAACAGCGTGAGCAGCTTGCTACGACTGTTGAAGCGCTGAAATATTTAGTTTCAGCACAAGAGCAACTATGGACAAGTACAAACGGAAGAGGTCTTGTAGACGAAGCTATGGACCATGCTAAACAAGCACTCGCAGAAATCGGAGGGGAAGATGAGTAAAGAACGACAAAATAAATTAATAATTCCAGCGAAAGTTGCAAGTATATTTGAAGGTTTAGAATTTGATTGGCTGGATCTTATGTTTGGTGACTATGATTTAGACGACTTGTCACAAAAAGAAATTAGATTACTCGTAAAGCATTTTGGTGGAGATGAAGAAGATTTCCGTATTTATTTTACAGAAAAATTCATGAAGTATTTCCTTATTTATAAAGCATCTAAGGAACTAGGGCTTGATTTAGTGGAGTACGAGAGATGATATTTACAAGAAAACCTAAAAGAATGTACTGTGAATGTTGCAAAGCAAGTTTTACTGGTGTGTTTGAATTAAGAATTAGGAAGTTTAAAATTGTCACTGTTTGCCCAGAATGTGAATGTAATATGAGCCCGTTTTAACCAAAATAAAAAAAGCCTTATAAATGCAGTGATTACAAGGGAGTACAGCTTATAAAGCCACTTCCGATTATATTATATATTTACCATAGTTAGAGGAGAAGGAAATGCTGAGATATTTATTTTCACTATTAAAGAAAAAGATAAGCAAAGAGCCAGAATTAAGTCCAGAAGAAAAAATTAGAAGCCAATATAAAATTAGTAAAATAACTCATGTTGATGGCTCAGTATATTATACGGTATACACATTTGGAAGCGGACGTCCTCCAAGGCAATTTGGAGACATAGAAGCTGCTAGAGAATTTGTTGATGAACGTGTAGGAAGAGCAGTTATTAAAGTTGAGGTAGTCAAATGAATAAAGATAATCTGAATCGAATATATAACATTGAAAAAGAAATAAAGGAAATTGACAGATTTCTCTCTAACTACTATAAAGCGCCTAGAGGCGTTAAATTAGCTGCATTTAAACAAAAATTTATATTTTCTCTTCAAGTTAATGGATATGGAGTATTACCAAAAATGGAGTATAAACTACCATACAATTTGAGTGATGAGATATTAAAAGTAGTCAGGGACTACAGAGAAAAATTGGTTGCTGAACAAAATGAATTGTGGGGATCAGAATGAAATCAAGCTGGAAAAAGCAAAGGCTTGCTACTAAGAAGCGGAGTATTAAGTTAATGAAGTGGAAGAATAACTTCATTAGGAAATATGGATATAAAAGTCTTACTGAACGATGTGTCCGAGCTAGTGAGGCAGCACGCAAGCTCGCGGATGCTTTATATCCTGTTATTAAGGTTATCAGAGAATTACAGAAAGCAAATGAGGTAGTGAAATGAAATATAAGAAAAAACCAGTAGTAATTGAAGCAGTAGAATTTATAGGTTTTGAGGGTGATAATTTCTCTGAAAGACCAGAATGGCTAATAAAAGCAATTTATGAAGATAAAGTAGTCAAGTTCTTCGATAAAAAAGATACATTGACTATTGAAACTTTGGAAGGTCCAATTTATGCATCAATAGGTGACTATATTATCAGAGGTGTACAAGGCGAAATTTATCCATGTAAGCCGGAAATATTCAAAGAAACTTATGAGGTAGTGGAATGAAAAAGTTTATTGAAAGTGTAGTTACAGGCATTCTGCTAGGTGGATTTGCAGCTCTATTCATTGCAGTGATATATCGCACTGTTAGATGGATTCTAGGATTTTAGAAAAACAAAAAAGCCCGCTGGAACGGGCTTAGGCATGAGATTTATCTGTCTATATTATAACATACTGGAGGAAGTTTATTCATGGCAGATAAGTTAGATTTACTAATTGGTGATTTTATGACGGGTATGCTTCAAGTGAAGATAAATTCTCGTGAATTATGGATCACTCGTCAGAAAAATGAAGAACGAATCGGAAGCAGTGGAACAAGTGAAAATACAGCCCCTCAGGAACGAAGGATGATGATTATTGAAGAAGATAATAAACTTCAAAAAATGATTGATCAGCAAAGAGTTCTCACTGAATTGATGGGTACTGTAAGTCCTGAAATAAGAACAATTATCACTCTAAGATTTAAAGATAAAAAACAATGGTGGCAAATTGGAGCTAGACTTTACATGGATGAGCGGACTGCAAGAAGAAAATACGAGAACTTGAAGAGCCTGCTTAGAGATTCTCTATGGCGTGATTTAGTATAGAAATCAGTGCCCGTTTTCTGTCCGTTCAGTGCCGTTTTTAAGTGTTAATATTGTATTATGAACAATTCGGCAGAACACAAAATTGTAAGTCTCGGTGAACAAAAAGTGCTGAAATTGTTAAACGTTGCTGGACGGTAAAACCAGCTTATGGAGAGTTGACAGAGCGGTTTATTGTGATCGGTTGCTAACTGATTGTAGCTTAATAGCTACCAAGAGTTCGAATCTCTTACTCTCCTTTTGTGCATCTCGGTTGAAACAAGGTGATACTTGTCCGAGAGCCTTCTTTGGTAGAAGTACCTAAAGTAGCTAACAAGAGACATGGTGATAGCCCTGCCGTAAAGTTATCCGAAACTCGTGAGAGATGAAGGAACTAGTAAAAGCTAGTGTGAAAATGGAGGTGTGCCATAATAACATAATCATAGAGCATAGGTCTTTTCGTTGGATAGAATTGGGCGGTCAAGAAATTGATAGGTCTGGCTAAGTTAGTGGTAGGAGTTTGTAGTCTTCTTCAAAACCTTAGTAATTACAAAACAATCCAATTTGCCGTGAACAGAAGAAATTCTAGTATAAGAAAAGCGCTTAGTATGAGTAGCACAAGGCAAACAAGCAGATAACTATTTACAAGCTATGTAAAACAAATCTGTATCGTGTGAAAGTTGGTGGGTTTCGTTCCCAGCCCTAACATTAAAAGCAATAGGAGCTTAAAGAGTTGCTACTTTAAGTAGAGCCTATTGGGTTAGTCGCTTAATAATGAGAGTGTTATTGTGGTTGGAGAAAAACCGCACAATTAAACAGGATGGGTGGCAAGGAGTCACACTAGTTTCATAAGCTAGAATAGAGCGGTTCGATTCCGTTATCCTGAATAGCAGGTACTTACAGGGAGTGCCTGACTCTAGAAAATACTTATAAACACTATCCTGTTAAAGCTGTCAGAAATGGCGGCTTTTTATGTTGATGAAGGGAGGTACAAATTGGGACGATTAAAAAATAAAAAACATGAAGATTTTGCGCAAGAATATGCAAAGACTGGGAATGCTTATCAGTCGGCTATTGTAGCTGGATATTCTGAAAAATATGCAAAAGCGCAGTCTTATAAATTGTTGGAAATTGTTGGAATTTCTGAACGCATTAAAGAAATTCATAAGGAAACTGAACAAAAGCTAATCGAACGTTCTGAACTTGAACCTCCTATGTCTGACGAGGAATTACTTAGCCTTCTTTATGGTGTAGCAAGACAGCGACCGTACACTGGTAGGACATTGATAAAAACAACAATGGATGGGGAAACGTCCGAGGTGGTAAAAGAGTATCAATATTCTCCGAACACAGAAGATAAGCTAGTTGCCCTAGATAAACTTGCGAGGATAAGGGGGATGTACTCTGACAAGCTTGAGGTTGGGATAACTGAGACACCAGTATTCGTTGATGATTTGAGTGATTCTGATGGCTAAACTATCTGATTTTATTCCAAAAGCTTTTGCACCTACTTGGAGAGCAGCTTTAAATAGTAATATCTTAAATATTGTGGAAAAAGGAGGGCGTGGTTCAGGTAAGTCGTCTGACATCGCACATATTATTACTCAATTGTTAATGAGATATGCTGTTAATGCTGTTGGTATTCGCTATGTTGATAACACACTTGAGCAGTCAATATACGAACAAATGAAATGGGCCATTGAGGAGCAAGGAGTTACACATTTATTTAAGTTCAATAAATCTCCGTTACGAATAACTTATATCCCACGTGGGAACTATATGATATTTCGAGGAGCACAAAACCCTGAGCGTATCAAATCATTAAAAGATAGCAAGTTCCCGTTTACAATCGGTTGGATTGAGGAATTAGGCGAATTCAAAAGTGAAGATGAAGTAACGACTATCACCAATTCTTTATTACGTGGAGAATTAGCTGACGGTCTTTTTTACAAGTTTTTCTATTCGTATAACCCTCCAAAACGTAAACAATCATGGGTGAATAAGAAATACGAAACATCTTTTCAGCCTAAAAATACTTTTGTTCATCATTCTACTTATCACGATAATCCCTTTATTTCTAAGGAGTTTGTAGAAGAAGCCGAAGCAACAAGAGCTAGAAGCCAAAGGCGCTATGATTGGGAATATATGGGAAAAGCAATTGGTTCTGGAGTTGTACCATTCGATAATTTACAAGTGGTTCCAGGGAGTATCACTAATGAAATGGTTGAAAACTTTGATAATATTAGACCCGCGGTTGACTTTGGTTATGCTACTGATCCACTTGCATATGTAAGATGGCATTATGACAAAAAGCATAATGGAATTTATGCAATTGATGAACTTTATGGCCAAAAGATAAGTAATAGAGATCTGGCTAAGTGGTTACACAAAAAAGGATATCAATCAGACGTTATATTTGCCGATAGTGCAGAACCTAAGTCAATAGCTGAATTGAAATCAGAACACAACATTCCTCGAATAAAAGGAGTTAAAAAAGGCCCTGACTCTGTTGAGTATGGGGAACAATGGCTTGATGACTTAGATTTTATTTGTATTGACCCTAAGCGCACTCCTAAAATAGCTTGGGAGTTTGAGAATATTGATTATCAAGTGGACAAAGATGGCAATCCTAAGCCGCGATTAGAGGATAAGGATAACCATGCGATAGATGCGACAAGATATGCCTTTAGTGAAGATATGAAGAACGTTAAAGTTAAGATTGCTTCTAAATCTAGTTTTGGCTTTGTTTAGTAAGGAGAAAAATGACAATAAAAATAAATAGAGAGGTTGCAGGAGATTTAAACAATCCGACTTCTGAATTGCTTAATTATTGTATTAACCAACATCAGAGTGAATTTTTTCGTTTAGAAAAATTATCTGATTATTATGATGGTAAGCAAGATATTCTAAAGAGGACGAAAGATAGTACTGCAGCACCTAACAATAAAGTTTTAATTAATCATGCAAAATATGTTACTGATATGAATGTTGGTTTCATGGTAGGAAATCCAGTCGCTTATACAAGTAGTGATGATATTCAAGCAATATTGGATGCATATACAAAGGTAGATATTGTGTCACATGACACTGAACTGGAAAAGGACTTGTCTGTTTTTGGAGTTGGATATGAGCTAATATATCTTAACCAAGATCCGTTGACAAAGGAGTTATATGCAGACATTAAATGTATAGACCCAAGAGGTATTTTCTTAGTCACAGATGATACGATTGATGCGAATCCTCTATTTGCAGTACATTATCAACCTGTGTATGATTTACGGGGAGCAGTAGACCACTATTTAGTTAAGTATTACAACGATAATCGAGTTATAACTTATACCTGTGATTCGGTAGGTTTTGGTTCTTATGAACTAATCAAAGCTTTACCTCATTATTTTAAAGCTGTTCCTGTTATTGAGTATAGAAATAATGAAGAAAGACAGGGAGATTTTGAACAAGCTATTAGTTTGATAGATGCATATAATCTACTACAGTCTGACCGTTTAAATGATAAAGAAGCATTTGTGGATGCTATTCTTTTTATAAGAGGTTTTGCTTTAGAAGATGGTGATGGAGAACTACTAGCTAAAGAAAAGTTGCTTCAAACAACTGCTTCACCATCTGAAGTAGATGCCGATTATCTCATTAAACAAATGGATGAGAGTTCAGTAGCAGTTCTAAGGGATTCATTACTTGAAGACATTCATAAAATCACTTATATCCCCAATATGAACGATAAAAACTTTTCAGGGAATGTTAGTGGTGAAGCAATGAAATACAAGCTGTTTGGGTTGCTACAGCTCATGTCTGTTAAATCTCGTTATATGGTTAAAGGTTTACGACAAAGGCTTGAAATATTTACTAATTACCTCAAAATTACTAACAATACAATTGATATTGATGGAATCAAGATAAAACTCAAACCAAACCTACCAATAAATACAACAGATATCGTGAATCAGATTGTACAAGCACATCAAGCAGGTATCTTACCTCTTAAAACATTGCTTACCTGGTTACCAGATATAGATAATGTTGACGAAGTTTTGGAGCAGCTGCAAGAGGAAAAAGAGCAAGCAATTGAGTTGAATCAGAAAGCGATGGGTGTACAAGCTGAAGACAGTCATAGCGATTTAGAAGACAATAGCAGTAACGGCGATCTAGATAAAACTAATAAAGGGAAAGAAGAAGGTAAATAAAATGGAATTTAAATTTAGTGATAAAACTATCGAAATGTTTAATGAGTTGAGCAAAAACATCGTAACAGCACTTGATGAAAAAGCTATCAGAGAGCAAATCGAATTACAAGGTGCTCTTAAAGATACTGCAAAACATGGCAAAATACTTTATACCGAATGTTTAAAACAGGGATTTGATAAAAGCGAGGCTATGGCGTTTACCCTCGGTTTTTTAACAGGTATTTCTAAATGATAAAAGCAATATTCAAAAAGAAGAATAATCAAATCTATTGGTATCAAGTCACTGGTCATGCTAACTTTTCTACTGCAGGTACAGATATTGTTTGTGCTGGTGTTTCTTCTTTGTATATTACACTAACCAATTCCTTGTTATCACTTGGTAAAACTTTTGAACGTGATGAAGGATATTTTATTTTAGATGCTACTCAGCAAGAGGATATTCTTTTAAAAGCCTTATACAACGGTATTAACGAGATTGCTAAACAATATCCAGATTATGTAAAAGTGGAGGGATAAGAAATGTCTGACTACTGGCAAAAGCGAGCAATTAAGGCCGAAAAAAAAGTAAATGACGGTGCAAAGCAGCTTGAAGACGTAGTCGCACAGGCATATAGACAAGCCCAGTCTTATTTTAATCGTCAAATATCAAAGCTATTTAATCGTGTTAAACAACAAACAAAGCTATCAGAAGACGATGCGAGAGAACTACTAAACCAAACTGTTTCAGTTGAAGAACTAGTGGAGTTGAAACGGCTGGCTAAGGATATCACTCAACCAGAGTTACAAAAACAAGCTCAAAATCGTTTAACTGGTCTTGCTGTTAAATCTCGTATTACTCGAGTTGAAGAACTCAAAGCAAAATCATATTTGGTTTCGAAACAGATTGCAGATGTTCAATTACAAAAACAAACTGATTTCTATATCGATACAATCCACGGAAGTTATCGAGAAGCGACTGCAGAAACAGTTATTAGAAAAGCCGTGGATGAATCAAAAAATGGAGTTATAACAGAATCATGGAATAAAGAGGGTTATAAACTCAAAGAGTTATCTACGCCAGATACAAAGCATATTTTGAACTCTCACTGGAAGGGCAGCAACTACTCTGAAAGAATTTGGAATGATACTGATGCTTTAGCTAAGAGACTTAAAGAACTCTTTACCGTTGAATCATTAACTGGTATGAGTGAATTTGAGATGGCTCAGACAGTAGCAAAAGAATTTGATCGTTCTATCAATGTTGCAAAGCGCTTGATAAGAACTGAAGCAAATTATATGGCAAACCAAGCCAAATTAAAGTCCTGGAAAGATAATGGAGTAAAGCAATACATGATTATTGCAATCTTAGACCTCCGAACATCTCAAATTTGTCGAAACAAGGACCACAAAGTATATTTTGTTTCGGAAGCTATTGTAGATGGTGCAGAAGGGACATATCCGCCGTTTCATCCGTGGTGTAGGTCAGTTGCTTCATATTATTCTAAGCGCCTGAATAACACTTCGCGAAAGGCGGTTGATCCGATTACTGGGAAAACATTTGATATAAAGGGAAGTACAACATACAACGAGTGGATGGATACCCTAAAATCAAAATATTCCCAAGAAGAACTAAATAATTCCAGAAAAAAATAAGCGTGTGGAAGATGCCATGCGCTTTTCTTATATCTAAAGGAGGGGAAAATGAACGAATTACAATTTACAAACGCAGCGAGACAATTAGTTGCTGACTTTTCAAATGAAAAGAATGAACAGCAATTAAAAGCGGAAGAAGTATATGTAGTATGGGCATGTAAAACACTGCAAAACAATAAAGCATTACTTTCTACCAATATTCCAGATGGTCGTTATTATGAAGTGACTTACAACGGGGATAAAGGTGAGATTTATTTTGATTCTTATATCAAGGAACACAACCAACTCATTAAATAAAAGGGAGAAACTATGGAACTAATCGTATTTACAAATAACGGTCAAACTTATCACTTTTTTGAAGTATCTGATTTTAAACCGACTACCACAGGCTTTAGCTTTACTTATACAGGGAAAGCTACTGGGGTAACTCGTACAGCAGTATTCAATAATACGAGTACTGCGGGATATGCCTTGGCAGAAACAAAATAATTTTAAACCCGTCGAAATCACGGGTTTTTCTTATGTCCAAGCGTGATGACTTTAAAAGCTTCGGAAGTGCAAGCATTGAACCACTTTAAAAGCAATTGGAAAGGAACAATAATATGAAAATCGCTACATTATGCGGAAACAGTTTAATTAAGCTCAACTTACAACACTTTGCAGAAGGTCAAGAAGACGGTGATGGTGGAGAAGGCACTGGCCAAGCTACTCCACCTGAATTCGACGCTGACAGTCTGACAGATGAACAAGTTGCAGCAATCAAAGAAAAGTTTGGACTTAAAGATGATAATGATGTTGACTCTATTGTGAAGTCTAAACGAAGCCGTTGGCAGAAAGAGCTTGAAGAAGAAAAAAATGAAGCTGCACGATTAGCCAAACTTTCAGAAGAAGAGCGTCAACAAGCTCTAGCACAAAAGGAAAAGGAAGATTTCGAAAAAGAAAAAGCAGCTTTTCGTCAAGAACAACTTCTTGTTGAGAAAGGCAAACAACTTCAAGAAATTGGTATTCCAAGTACTCTTGCTGCACGTATTCAAGGTAGCACAGCTGAAGAAGTTATTGAAGATGTTAAAGCATTTAAAAATGAATGGGATAAAGCAATAGAAGTTGCTGTTAAACAAACGCTAGCAAGCTCTATTGACCGTCCATTAGGTGGCAATAGCACCCCTAATAAAAAGATTGATATTTCTGAAATGACTTATGATGAGGTGCTTAACCTGAAAAAAACTAACCCTAAAGCCTATGAACAGGCTGTAAAATAAGGAGATATAAAATATGAAAAAGAAACTATTGAAATTAAATTTGCAGCACTTTGCAGATGTAGTGACGTTTTTAAACTCACAAGTTGACCCAGAAGTAATGGGACAAATGGTGGCATCACAACTGCCAAAAGCTATTAAGTTCTCTGGTATTGCTCCGGTAGATACAACATTGGAAGGACAACCTGGTTCAACCATCACACTTCCAAAATATGAATATTCTGGTGATGCCAAAGTTGTATCAGAAGGTGCAGCTATCGAGATGGATGGTTTAAAAACAACTACTCAACAAGCTACTATCAAAAAAGTGGCCAAAGGGATGTCAATCACAGATGAAGCTGTTTTATCTGGTTACGGTGATCCAGCGGGAGAAATTCAACGTCAGATTCGAATGGCTATTGCTTCTGCAATTGATAATGATATCGTTGAAGTAGCTAAGACAGCACCTCTTACAGTTGTTTCCGCAGTCAATCTTGATTTGATTGACCAGCTAGAAGATACTTTTGTTGAAGCTCCTGATGCAATCGAAGAAACAGGATTTAATCAAGGCGTGCTATTTGTTTCATACAAAGATGCAGCCACATTACGTAAAGAAGCTGGTGTAAACTGGACTCGTGCTTCAGATTTGGGAGATGATATCTTAGTTTCTGGTGCATTTGGTGAAGTATTAGGGTGGATGATTGTTCGTTCTAAAAAGGTTACTACTGGTGCACCAATCGCTGTTAAACCAGGCGCAATGAAAACTTATTTGAAACGACAAGCTCTTGTAGAATTTGACCGTGATATCAAAAAGAAAATTACAGAATTCACTGGTGATGAGCACTATGTAGTAGCCATTGTAGATGATTCTAAAATTGTACGTGTTGAAACTGCTCCAATTCCAGTTACTGGTGTTACCATGTCACAGAAAACTGCCTCAATGAAAGTAGGGGATACTAAACAAGTAACAGGAACAGTTGCACCAACAAATGCCACAAATAAAACTGTAACTTATACATCATCTGACGAAGCAGTAGCTACAGTTGATGCGAATGGTAAAATTACAGCTATTGCTGCGGGATCAGCGGATGTTACTGTAACAACTGATGATGGTGGTAAAACAGATAAATGTGCTGTCACTGTAACAGCGCCTTGATTTAAAGAAGTGAGGTAGTCATGGAAAAGGACGATATGAAAGAAGCTGCTATCAAAAGGTTAGTAACTGAACTAGGAATTAAAGAAGAACAGGCAACATGGCTTATTGAGGATGCAGTGGTGCTTGTCCTTGATTATACTTGCAGAGATATAATGTTAGATGCTATGTGGATTTATGCAAGACAGATTGCTACTATCGCCTATAATCGTCAAGGAACAGAAGGGGAAACAAGTCGTTCGGAAGGTGGAGTTTCTCAATCGTTCAACGAAGATATCCCTCTGAATATTCAACGCAACCTTAATAGATATCGTTTAGGAAAGGTAGTGAAGTTTTATGCGCCTAAAGAAGAATGATCTGGTTACTGTTTACTTTAGAGAAAGAACAGTAACTCAAGATGATGAATCAAACGAGACTATTTCATGGGGGGAGTCCGTAGCGTTAGAAATGAATGTTCAGTCTGCGAGTGGTGCTGTAAATGCAACTATATATGGTTCTAAGCTTTCTAGTATGAAATCATGTAAGTATCAGGGAGACAAACTCAAAGAAGGAAGAGATGAAGGAAATGGGATTTGTCTTTTTGTTGATAAAGATGAAGACCCCGATTACAGAATTAAGTCTATACAACCTTTCTCAACTCATTGCAATATTATGCTAGAGAGGAATGATGAACATGGGCGTTAAAATAAAAGGCATGGAAAAACTTCGAAGCAAAGTAAATGCTTTACCCAAGGTTTTAAATGAGGCGCTGAATTCGGCAACTTATGAAATCACTGAACTTGTACGAGCATCAGCTGAGTTACGACTCTCTTCTAGTATGAAATTTAGTAGTGGAGAATTACTTGGAAGCTTAAAATCAGAAGTAGTTATTGATTCAGATGGCAAGCTAGTTGGACGAGTTTGGTCAGACAAAGCTCAAGCTATATATCGTGAATTTGGTACAGGACCTGTTGGTGAAAACAGCCCCAAAGACCTTCCAGAAGATATACACCCTGTTTATACACAAACAAGATGGTTTATACCAGCTTCGGAAGTCGGCATGGATTTAACTGAAGCTTATGGCATTCCTAAAATTACTATTGAAGGAAAGGAATTCTATATTAGTCGCGGACAGCCATCACGTCCATTTCTTTACCCTGCTCTTAAAGAAATCTTGCCACAAGCTCCTGAGATTTATAAAGAACATGTGCAAGAAAAATTGAGGGGGCTAAAATAATGGAAAAAGTTAATCTGAAGACAATTACCGTTTCTATTCTAAATGAGCTATCGGAAATTAAGAGAGTAGCGACAGATTATCCATCAACATGGAACACCTTCCCAACTGCAATCTATCGGACAAATAATAGCCCGCATTTTGTAGATGGAAAAGGAAATGAATTACAAACAAAGTGGAATATCACTATTGAATTGTATTCAGAAAGTAGTTTGACGAATCTAGTAACTAACTTACTCGATAAATTTCGAACTATTGGTTTTACAGGCACGTCTAAAGATGCAAATACAGCAGATTTAAAACGTGTAATTATTGATATATCCGCAATCGTGGATAACAAAACAAAATATGTTTATAAAAAATAGGAGGAAATAAACATGACAACATTTGCAGGTCTTTTATCAAAAGGCGCGGTCCTATCTTATAAAGATGGACAAACAACTAAAGAAATTGCCGCCGTTAAATCCATTCCAGCTATGGGATCAGATCCAGAAAAAGTTGACGTGACACATCTCATGTCTGAAAAGAAAGCATATATCGCAGGTATACAAGATACTGATAACATGGAATTTGCTATTATCTATCAAGGTGATAACTTTAAAGATGTAGATGCATTAGTAAAACTAGGTAAAGCGGTAGATTGGACTGTAACTTATGCAGACGGATTGAAAGTTGAGTTTACGGGTCAACCATCATACAAATTTGATGGGGTTGAGGTTAACCAAGCGCTTGGATTTAACTTGGTAGTTGTTGTATCAGAAGGTCCAGATTTCACACCAGTGTCTACACCCAGTTGATCCCCAGCTACCAACTGGGGTTAGCCTAAATAAAACAACACTTTCTCTTGAAGTTGGAGGAACTGAAACCCTGACAGCTACAGTTACTCCTGCTGATGCAGAGAATAAAACTGTTGCATGGACTTCAAGTGATACAGCCGTAGCTACAGTATCAACTGCAGGAAAAGTAACTGCAGTTAGTGCAGGAACATGTAAAATTACAGTTTCAACTAAAGCAAATGGCTTAAAAGCTGAGTGTGATTTAACTGTCACAGAAGCACAAGGTGAATAATAAAGTAATCAATTAGAGGTTAGTCCAGGACTAGCCTTTTTATTTTTAAAAAGAATATGGAGAATAAAAATGACTCAAAACAATATCGTAAAAATGCCTAACACTAAACAATTTGATTTCGGCGGATTGAACCTTCAACTTCGTTTGGATGGGAAAGCTATTTTAGCAATCGAAAAACGCTTAGATGAATCTCTAATGGGACTGTTTTTGAACGGACAAGGGGGAATGAAGCTTCCTGCATCAAATAAACTGCTTATCGTGCTCCAAGGTGCTAATCAAACAAGTCGAGTAACTGACCAAGATTTGGTACGTGCATTCGAAAAGTACTTGGATTCAGGTAAAACTCTTGATATGTTCTCTACTATCCAGGAGCTTCTTGATGAAAGTGGTTTTTTCGGCAAGGAAACGGAGAAAGAAGCGACAAATGGGGAATCTCTGGACAAGGAAGTAGAAGGGGAAGAACTCCTTTAAAAACCTACGATAATTTATCAAAGATGCTAGAGGACTTATACCCACAAGCTGTAGAGGCAGGAATTGCTTCAACAGACTTTTGGAGTATGACTTTAGATGAAATAATGGTTCAAGTCGAGGCAAACAAGAAGCGGCACGAAAATAGTTTACGTGAACAAGCGATGTTTGATTACTCTCAACAGCGTATGGCTATATATGCATTTAATGATCCTAAGAATTTTCCTAAATTTGAAGAAGCTTATCCTTTCTTGAATAAGATTGAAGAAGAGGTTAAACAAGCAGTTTCTGCAGCAGAAATTAGTAAGTTACAAATGCTCAAGGATCAAGAAATTATGATGCAAAATGCTAAGGCAATCAGAGCTACACGAGAAAGAAAGAGAAAGAAAAATAATAAATAGTAAGGAGGTGAGATAAATGGAATTAGAAACTCTTGAAGTCCTGTTGGATATCAATATGTCTCAAATGCAAGAAAAGATTGATAGAGTCATGCCTAATCTCGAAGGGATGATGTCACGTATTGAGAAATTAACAGGGAATTCAATGAATCGTACTGAGAAAAGTATGGATATTGAAAAAGGGACTACTCGTTTTACTCAGCAGATTGAAAAAATGAATCAAAATTTTGAAAAGATGCTGGATAAAATGGAAAGCACAACAAAGAAATCATCTGAGAGTATTGGAAACAATCTATCTTCTGGAGTAAAAAAAGCACGCCCTAAAGTTTCAAAAGAAATAGATGCAATGCTTAATGATATTAATGCAAAAATGGGACAAGCGAAGGCAGCGCAGGAAAAGGTTGCTTATCTAAAATCACAACGTCAGAGCGCATCATCACAGGGTGATAGTGGTAAGACAGTAAAATACGATGAACAGATAGCCCGCGCACAGGCTTCTATGGTTAAGTATCAAGACCAAGCAAGAAGTGTTGCGAAAGCCTTGAAAAATGAATTTGATGCTGTGCCACAGTCATTAGATGCTATTGCTCGTAAAATGGATGCGAATGAAGCAAAGTATTATACAATTCGAGAGCATATGAAAGGCTTGCAAGATAAACGTCAAGGCCAATTAAAGCCTGTAGGTAGTTTTGCTAAAGGTTTTAAAGATGTAGAAACACCTGATTCTCTTAAGACTTCCCAACAAATCCAAGTACAGTCTGATAAGATGCAAAAACTTGCAAGTAGTAATGATAGACTCCAGAAAGAATATCAGCAAACTGAGGAGCGAGCTGAAGCTTTGAAAAAGGCTATTGGACGAGTTAATTCAGTGCTTGGTCAATCTTCAATGGCTACTGGTTCAGCTGCTAGCGGAGTTAATATGGCTGGTTCTGGATTGAAGCAATCAGAGAGAGCAGTTTCTAAATACGGTGGAGTATTTAACCGTATGTCAAACTCTATTTCTCACGGTGCAGGTGGGATTGGTAATGGTTTAAAAAATTCATTTGGAATTTTAGGTAAATTTGGAGGATTATTCTCTAATACTTCAAGGAAGGTAACCCAAGGGACACGGAGCATGTCTATGGGGAACAATGCATTCTTGCAATCCATGAAGTATTTATTACCTTCGCTCATTGTTTATCAGTTAATTGGTGGTGCAATTAGTAAATTAGCTGGTGGAATGATGAATGCACTTAAGACTAATGATCAATTTTCCAATTCATTGAATCAAATTAAGGTTAATCTTCTTACTGCGTTTTATCCAATCTATACAGCTATCCTTCCAGCAATTAACGCATTTATGAGTGCATTAGCTTCTATTACTGGCCAAATAGCTGCTTTTATTGCCAGTATATTTGGTACAACTTATCAAGCAGCAAAACAAGGGGCAAGCGGTCTTTATGACAATGTCCAGGCTTTGCAAGATACAGGTTCAGCTGCGAGTCAAGCTAAAGAGAAAGTAGATAAACTTCAACGATCACTTATGGGATTTGATGAAATTAATCGTATTGGCTTGCAAGATGATAAAAGTAGTAATTCTGAAAAAACACCGGAAGTAAACAAACCAGGAGTTGATTTTGGTGCAGCAACTGGAAACTATGATGTTCCAGATTGGATGAAAAAAATGCAGAAGTTATTGAAAGATTTCTTCAAACCATTCCAAGACGCATGGAAAAACCAAGGTCAAAAAGTTATCGATGCATGGAAATATGCATTAGGAGAAGTGATTGGTCTAGCTTCAGCAATTGGAAAATCTTTTATGGAAGTATGGACCAATGGTACTGGACAAAAATTTATTGAAAATCTACTTATCTTACTTGCGGACGTCCTGAACATTATTGGAGATATTGCTCGTGCATTCAAGGATGCATGGAATGATGGTGGACGAGGCACTGCTCTAATACAATCGATTTTTGATATGTTCAACCGAATTCTAGAATTGCTTCATTCTATTGCACAAGCATTTAGAGATGCGTGGAACGATGGAACAGGAGAAGCTATTGCAGCGAATCTTCTGGAGATTTTCACTAATATCTTTGATACTATTGGTAATCTTGCTAGTCAATTTAAAAAAGCTTGGGACGAAGGCGGAACAGGCCAGAAAATCTTTTCTATCATTTTAGGTATCATTAATGATTTACTTGGACATATTAATAATATGACTAAGGCTACAGCTGATTGGGCAAAAACGTTAGATTTTACCCCTCTTCTCAATAGCATTAAAAAGCTATTAGAAAATATACAACCGTTATCTGATAACATTGGTGGCGGTTTAGAGTGGTTTTATAAAAATGTCTTACTGCCATTGGCAGGCTTTACGATCCAGGAGCTGATTCCAAACTTCTTAAATGTTTTAAGTGCTGCAATAAAAGATATAAATATTGTCATTGATGCTTTAAAACCTCTAGGCGCTTGGCTCTTTGATAGTTTCTTACAACCTATCGCTGCATGGACAGGCGGAACAATTATCGATATTCTTAAAGGTTTAAACAACGTTCTGGGAGATATTGGTAATTGGATTAGTAAAAATCAGTCACTTGTAGAGACGGCGGCTAAAGTAATTATAGGGCTATTTGCTTTTAAAGCTGCTACTGCTGGATTAAATGGTGGAATTGGACTACTTGGTAGTCTTGCAGATAAAGCTGTTCTTTTAGCTGGTAAACAAGGCGTTGTAAAAGGAGTTTTTGAAGGTATAACAGGTATTGGAAACCTGAAAGAAGCCGTAACAAATATGAAAACCCTCTCTGAACTTTCGTGGGTTGCTATTAAGGATGGTGCGTCTAATATTGCGACATTTGCAACGAGTACGGTAAGGATGGGTGTTGAAATAGCTAGTGCTACAGGTAAACTCATAGCTCACGGCGCTCAAATTGCTATAGATACTGGACTTATGGTAGCAAATGCTACTCAACAAGCTATTATGACTGCTGCAACTGCTGCTTGGAATATAGTAGCCGGAATTGCAGCAGGCGTCACAACTGCATTAGGTACAGCTTTTGCCTTTTTAACAAGTCCAATAGGTATTGCAATAGTAGCCATTGGAGCTATCATTGCAATTGGTGTACTTTTATACAAAAACTGGGATGAAATCACAGAAGCAGCTGGAAAACTAGGGAAGTGGATTGGAGAGAAATGGAATGACATTACCAAATCCACAAGTGAAGCTTGGGATAATGTGAAAAAATGGACTTCTGAAAAGTGGAACGATGCTAAGAAGACAGTAAGTGATACTGCTGACTCTATTGGTTCTAAAGTTTCTACTAAATGGGATGAGATTAAAAAAGGTACTTCTGATACATGGGAAAATGTTAAGAAGGCCACGTCTGATAAATGGAATGAAACTAAGAAATCAGTAAATGAAAATGCCGATTCTATAGGAAGTAAAGTTTCTTCAAAATGGAATGAAATCAAAAGTGGAACAAGCAGTTCATGGAATAATGTAAGAGATTCTGTATCTAGTGCTGCTAATAGTGCTAAAAATAATGCTGTCAATGCATGGTCCAACATGAAAGATCGAATGGGAGACTATGCAGCTAATATTAAATCTACTTCTAAAAATGCGTTTGACAATGTTGCTTCATGGGCTTCTGGGATGGGTGAAAAAATCGGCTCTGGATTGCGGAATGGAGTAAATGCTGTGAAAAGAGGAGCAGCAGCTATCGGAAATGGAATAGTAGGAGTAATTGGTAGTGCAGTAAATGGTGTAATTGACGGTATCAACTGGGTACTTGGAAAAGTAGGTTCAGGAAACAGACTGGGACATTGGGGAGTTCCCCGCTATGCAAATGGTACAAATGGTCACCCAGGAGGTCTTGCTTTAGTAAATGATGGAGCAGGCAGTCAGTGGCAAGAAATGTATCGTACTCCAGATGGGAAAACTGGTCTATTTCCTAAGGTGAAAAACCTTATGGTCGACTTACCAAAAGGAACTCAAGTCTTAAGCGGTTCTAAGACTGCAAGAGCGATGTCCAATATGCCAGCTTATGCAAATGGTATTGGTGATTGGATGGGAGAAAAATGGAACCAGGCAAAAGAAATGGTTGGTGACATTTGGGATTATGCTACTCATCCCGAAAAGATTTTAAGTATTGGGATTAGTAAATTTACGAATCTTTCGCAAGCAGTAGAGCCAGCTCTTTCAATAGCCACAGGTGGAATTTCTACGATGGCTAATGGCGCTGTCAATATGATTAAGAAAGCATTTGATGAAGGAGCACCAAGTCCATCTGGATCTGGTGTGGAACGATGGCGTTCAACTATTAAAAAGTCTCTTTCAATGAATGGCTTACCAACTAGTGCAAACTATGTTAATGCTTGGTTAAGACAAGTTCAGTCTGAATCTGGGGGTAATGAAAAAGCTGTACAAGGTGGATACACCGATGTTAATACTATATCTGGAGATTTGGCAAAAGGCTTACTTCAGACAATATCTGCAACATTTAATGCTTATAAATTCCCAGGTCATGGTAATATCTTTAATGGATTTGATAATTCACTTGCAGCTATCAACTATGCAAAAAGCAGATATGGTGCAAGTGGTATGCTTGGAGTCATTGGACATGGTCACGGTTATGCTAAAGGAACGCCTTATGTTCCAGAAGATCAGTTAGCTATGATTCATGAAGGGGAAATGGTCGTCCCTGCTCAATACAATCCATATAATTCATTAAGTGATTTTAAAGCATTTGAAACATTACAGCTTCCTGAAATGTTTAACGAAAAACCAATGGATTATTCAAACATGTCTGTATCGAATACTTCTTCAGATGTTTCTGGATATGGTTTGGCAAACATGAATGGTTCATTAACAAGCGCTATTATGATGCTAGTTCAATCATTAGGGGCTCAACCAACACAGGATACTAATGGAGATATCGTGATTAACATTGGTGGAAGAGAGTTCGGAAGAATTGCTGTTTCTGAGATAAATAAATACCATAGACAGCTTGGATACACAGAGTTGAACTTATAAAAAGGAGAATATAATGGGAGCGGTACTACAAATAGATGGTGTTACAGTAAAAACACCACAAGAATTTAGTGTAGATATATCGACAATTGATGCGGACTCTTCAGGGAGAAATGCAAATGGTGAAATGGTACGAGATGTAATTGCTCAAAAAACAAAGCTAGTAATTAAGTGGGGACCTTTGAGTGATTCCGAAGTGTCAGATATTCTACAAAGAATAAATAAACCCTTCTTTAATGTTATTTACCCTGATCCACAATTGGGACGTCAACGTACTAAAACATTTTATGCGGGTGATTCTACGACTCCATCTTATTCCTGGAATGATAAATTTAAAGCAATGAAGTGGGAAAATTTATCTGTAAACTTTATAGAAAAGTAGGTGATAATAATGCTTGATGTTTCTAAAGAATTCAAAGAAGCAGTTAAGGCAAGCAATAGAAGGTTTGAAACTAGGATTAAGATTGGTAATACAATCTATACAAAGAAAGATATCAATAACTGGGTTTATACAAGTGGTTCTATTTCTGGAGAAAATCTTCAGATTGGGTCCACTTTTTCTAACTCAATAAAAATAGAGTTCTGCTCCATTCTTGAAAACATTAAAGAGTTGACAGAAATTACTATTGAAGTTGGAATAGCAACATATGATGCAGATTATAATTATGACAATATCCCACCTGAAAAGGTTGGTAGTGCCAAAGTTGGATTTGCTAAACTCATTCATTATCGACCGACTGTTTTTGAGTATGTTCCCTTAGGAACATTTTATGTAACGAGTTGTGATCCAGATAGAAATGAGAAGAAAACGATTGTTGAAGCAAGTGATAGATTTGTTTTCATGGAAAATGAATATGTTTCAGATTTAACATATCCTGCCAAAATAAGAGATGTAGCTCTTGAAATTGCCAATAAGTCTGGATCAGTGATTAACGAAAGCAATTTTGCTATGATTGGCACTTCACTTATTATGAAGCCAGAAGGTTATACTTATAGGCAAGCTTTGGGTCTTGTTGCACAATTTGAAGCAGGATATGCTCGTTTTAACAGGAATAACCAGCTTGAAATAAAACAATTAGTTGACCCAAAATACAGCATAGCACCAGCAGAATACTTCCAAAAAGGACTTACCAAGAATGAATTAATGTATCAAGTAGGCGGTATATCTTGTACTGTGTCTGTTCAAACAGAAGAAGGAACTGAACAAGTCACCTATTTTTCTGGAAGTAATACCGGACCTCAGATTACTTTAGAAAACAAAGTAATGACTCAAAATCTGCTTGACAGTATCTATCAAAAAATAAAGAGTTTGAATTTCTATCCTTTTACATTAAAATGGCGTGGAAATCCTGCTTTAGAAACTGGAGATTGGATTACTTTAGCGGATAGAGACGGAACATTATTTAAAACTCCTAATTTAAGCTATATACTTACGTTCTCAGGCGGTCTAACAGCAACAAGTTCTGCAGATACTAATTCTTCGGCACAAACTGTATCGTCTTATTCGCCTCCACTCAATCAAATTATTAAGGATTTAAATTCAAGGGTTGATGCAGCAGGAAAAAACTCTGTATACGATGGAAATGAAGAACCACCTTATCCTAAGGTTGGTGATTTATGGTTTAAAAAGAATGGTCCAGATGACGAAATATGGATATATTCAAAATTGGAAGATGGAACGTATGACTGGGTTCTTCAAACATCCACTCGTTTATCTGATGAAATACAGGACAAAATTGATAACTCAGTTCCCTCTGATGAGATTGTGAAAACAATAAATCTTTCTGAGGAGATGGACGGAAAAGAATGGTTAAAAATAACGGGGGCCAAGATTTGGTTAACTGATCAGACACGTATAGATGATGCGATTATCCAGGATGCTATGATTGGTAATCTTAGTGCATCTAAACTGACAGCAGGTACAATTAATGCTTCAGATGTGAACATAATTAACCTTAATGCTTCAAATATCTCTACAGGTTCGCTCAATGCAATTGACATAACAGGTTCAACAATTACTGGTTCTAAAATTACCTCAGTAGGTGAAGATTTCACAATGGCTCAAGATAACGGAGCTATAACATGGGGAAGAAATGGTGATGATAAGCAGGTATTCAAACTATATGCAAGTACACAGAACTTAAAAGAAGGAAATATGAGATTAGATGTTGCGGAATCAGGCTCATTTTCTATTAATAGTACTAAGCTTAATAAAAACTTCATTAGTTTGTCTAATCCTAATAACGAGCTGAGAATGTACTCACGTATAGATAATATTTCTATTTATAGTGATGATTTAAATGACCCTATGAAAACTAGTCATAGCCTTGAGTATAACTCTACAATGTTTAGATATCTTAATAGTGGCAAGACAAATATGCCGCAGCTATATGTTAATAGTTCTGGGACTTTTTATATCGGGGACAATGATAACTATATAAAATGTGCAAGTTCAAATATTACAGTAAAGACGACCAAGACGATAATTACAGGTAATCTTGAAATTAATAGCTTTGTTAATGCAAAGGATAATTTATCTGTACAGAAAAATTTTATGGTTTATGGTTCAAAAAATTCTGTAATTAAAACAGAAAGTTACGGACAACGATTACTGAATGCTTATGAAACACCCGAATATCTTTTTGCGGATTACGGTAAAGCAAGGACTGATGAAAACGGAATGATAAAAGTTGATATCGATCCTATTTTTTTAGAAACAGTAAATACTGATAGTAAGAATTATCATGTTTTTGTTAGTCCATATGGTCAAGGAAGTGTGTGGGTAGAAGATGTTGATGTTGATTCATTTGTGATTAAGAGCGATATTCCTAATATGGAAGTTTCATGGAATATCGTTGCATATCGGAGATATTATGAAAATGTACGTTTAGATCACCCACAAGAAGAAAATGAAAAAGGGGATATTATAGATGAATCAAGAAATTGATGCACAAGAGCTAGTAACTCAACTTGTTTCTAAAATTGCACAGCTTGAGCTAGAAAATGCAAAATTAACAGTTTTAGTGAACAGTCAAGTTGAAAGTAATGTAAAAGGAGAAGGAGAGCATGACTTACGAAAAGCAAACTTGGAATAAGTACGATGATTTAAAGACGGAAGAAGAAAACATTCAGAATGGGGCCGTTGTTACAGATAATCGTATGAATCACATGGAAGATGGGATTAGTGCAATTGATTTAGAAATTACATCTCATGAATCAAATAAAACTAATCCTCACAGTGTTACTAAGGAGCAGGTAGGGCTTAGTAATGTTTCCAATTATGGTGTTGCGACCGAAGCAGAAGCGACTGCTGGGACTTCTAATGCAAAATATATGACACCTTCATTAACGAAGAAGGCGGCGAAGTCATACGTAGATAAAACAGATGTTGGTTTATCTAATGTAGATAATGTAAAACAAGCATCAAAATCTGAATTTGATGAACACACAGCAAATAAGAATAATCCTCATAGTGTCACTGCTACACAAGTAGGAGCATATACTAAATCAGAATCAGATGCGAAATTTAAGTTAACAATTAATGATGCCGGTGCAATTTCTGCAGGTACTGATTTAGATTCGCTTAATATTCCAGGTTTCTATGTTATATCAGGTAGAAAGCCAGATACTGAAATAACAAATTATCCTCCTGGAGTTTCATTAAATAGCGCTGGTGCAATGTACGCCCAAATTATAGTCTATAAAAATGCATCAAGTGGTATGATTCTTCAACATTTTCTTGATAATGTCTCTGGAAATATGTATATGAGAAAATATTACTCTAATTCATGGAGCATCTGGAAAAAAATCGCAATTGATTCAGAAGTAGTCCACCTTACAGGAGATGAAACTATTTCCGGTAAAAAGACTTTTACAGATGATATGGTTGTAAAAAATATAGAGGTAACTGGGAACTATAAGAAGTCTACAGATACTGAAATGATAGATTTACCATTAAGTGGTGTTGTTTCTGCAAAAGTTTCTTACCAGCGCAAAAATGGAGTTGTTTTTGTAAAAGGCGGTGGGAATTGGGGGAACTTTGAAGCGAAAAATGAACGATTTGTGGGGACGTTACCTGTAGGTTTTCGCCCAGCTTCCGATTGGCCTTCTGGAATGAACGCTATGGGTGGCTCTCAATCAATGAGTGCTAAAGTGACTGTAGATGGTAAAGTAGGCATCACAAGTGATATCAAAAAGGATGGTGTTTATGGTGGATTCTCTATGAGTTTCCCTGTAGAGTAAATAAATTAAGGAGAAAATATGGAAATTATGAAACTAAATGTATTGCAATATCTTGGGAGTACAGGAACCGAAAATTGGCCCACAAGACGAGATGAAGGCAAACATTGATGAAAACGGAACTTTTTAAACTTGAAATGAGTATGTTTAATTCAAGTGAGTTCTTTAGCAATGAAACTCAACGTGAAAATGTTATGGACTTCATGGTCCAGCTTTTTGACAAAGCTAAAGAGCTGGCCATGCAAGCAGAAGCAGAAAATCAAGTTGTCCCTGTGGTAGAAGAAGGAGAGTAAAAAAATTGGAATATAACTTGCTGGGCATCTCAGCATTAATCTTAATCATTCTAGGTCTAACATGGCTTAAGGATGGAGAAAAAATGGACCCGCCATTGAAAAAAAGGATTGTCATTGATTTAGTGACAATTGCATTATTCTGGGGAGTGTTTGAGTTTTATAACTTTTCTGGAGTGAAAGAATACAACAACGAAATAGCATTAGTGATCAATGGCTCGCTAGTATTTTTCTTTGCACGGATGATTCAGTTGATCTGTCAAATTAATCCCTTGTTTCAAGAACTCTTTGCCTACTTAAAGTCTAAAGGGGTAAAGATAAAACATTGACGAAAAGAAAATAGGAGATGAAAATGAAAAAAATTATTAAAGCTGCAACAATTGCAATTCTAGCTCTGACAAGTTTCGGTGCAACTAGCCAAGCGTTCGCGGCAGTAGGCGACCAAGGAGTGGACTGGTCAAAATATAACGGCTATCAAGGAAACTTTGGTTATGCCAGTGATGAATTCTCTATTGCACAAATTGGGGGAACCTATGGCGGGTACTACGTGGACCAGTTGACTTATAACAGTCAAGTTCAAAATACTCTGGCACAAGGGAAACGTGCGCACACTTATATTTGGTATCAAGTGGGTGGCTCCATTGAACTTTCAAAAGGAGTTCTTGATCGATACTTGCCACAAATTGCTACACCTAAAGGCTCTATTGTCGCTCTTGATTATGAGAGTGGGGCGAGTGGAAGTAAGCAGGCGAACACAGATGCAATTCTTTACGGAATGCGACGTGTGAAAGAAGCAGGATATACACCGATGTATTACAGCTACAAGCCTTATACAATTGCAAATGTGGACTACAAACGCATTATTAAAGAGTTTCCTGGATCACTTTGGATTGCGGAATATCCAAACTATGAAGTAACTCCAACACCAAACTGGAATTTCTTCCCAAGTATGGATGATGTTGCTATTTTCCAATTTACCTCAACTTATGTTGCAGGGGGGTTAGATGGTAATATTGACCTTACAGGTATCACGGATAATGGATATGATGGAAAAGTACCTGATCCAGCACCTACACCAAATCCAACTCCAGAACCTACTCCAACACCAAGCCCAAGCAAGAAAACTCACATTGTACAATATGGCGACACATTGAGCAGCATTGCTTACAATTGGGGTACAAACTGGCAAGAATTGGCCCGTCAGAATGCTTTGAGTAATCCTAACCTTATTTATGCAGGTCAAGCAATCAGCTACTCAGGTGGCTCAAATGCAGCAACAGGCGGAACTTATGCTGTACAATATGGAGATAATCTCTCTGTAATTGCACAACGTTTAGGCACAACTGTACAACACCTTGTTTCAAGTAATGGAATCCAAAACCCTAACTTGATTTATGCAGGTCAAACACTAAATTATTAATATAAAAAATGCTCGGTCCACATTGGCCGGGCTTTTTTGTTTGATTAAAACTTGACATTTTTATCGAAAAAAGGTAAAATTTAGACACAAAAGCAAAAAAATCATGAAAACTTTACATCTATCTACATGTAAAGAGTGAGGAGAATTATTTGAATCTAGAGGAACATCTTAAAGAAAATTGTAGTATGCAATTACCTGGGTTACTGTCATTTGGAATAAAGGAAACTTACAATGAATTTCATAAGTTCATTGAGGAAACTCCTATGTTCCAAACTTTTGCTATGAATCAAACAAAAGGATATATTTTAAAGGGGATGATCGATTTAACTCTTCCTCGAATTTTGTCTAATTCAAATATTGAACATCAAATCAGAGAAGAATCAACCTGCAAATTTAAAAATGGACATACTTATTTTGTAGCAGACGTAAAGGGAGCTACGATTACTCCTAAAAAATTAAGCTCTGCAAAGTCGTTTCCAAGGAAAGCAAATTATAGAACAACTTTAGCTGTTACGAATAAAGATTTTAGTCTATTTGATGATGCTCCAGAATTTCAAAATCCAGAATTTGTATATGACCCAGATCTCTCTCCGTTTTTACTTTTAACTTATGGTGGATCAGCACAACAGCTTAAATGGATAAATTTATCACTACCAGACTTTGAAATGAAGCGTTGGATAGATAGAGTGGATATTACAAATGCTCCTGTTTTACTTTCAAATAAAAAACAGATTAAAGAAGAAATACATTTAACATTCACTGATAATGCAGCACGTTTAATAGAGGAGGGACAAGAAAATGAAAGAGGAAAGATTGTTTAATCCTCGTCAACTTACCTCGGCACGCTTAGCTCGAGGATTTACAATAAAAGATTTATCAGAGAAAGCAGAGGTTTCGAGACAGGCTATTTCAAGTTATGAATCAGGAAAAGCTTCACCTAAACTTGAAACGGCTCTAAAAATTGCAAACGTTCTTGATTTTCCAGTAAATTTTCTATATGATAAGTCGATGATATTACCGGAAAGCACTACATACTTTAGAAAGCGTAGTGCAGCAACAAATGTTGCAAGAAAAATGCAGGAAGAACGGTTAGTCTATTCAGTTAAAGTCTATGAACAGCTTACTAAATATGTTAATATTCCAGAAGTAAATCTCCCGGAACTTGTTAATATAGATCTTTCAGAAATTACTGATGATCTTATCGCTGAAAAAGCACAAGAACTTCGTAAGTTATGGGGTGTGGACAATGAAAGTCCTATAGAAAATGTTATTGCTTTAGCTGAAGTAAATGGTGTTGTTGTTGTTGAATCTAATATGGCTAATGATAATTTAGATGCCGTTTCAAGATGGTATAAGACAAGACCTTTCATAATGCTTACAGATAACAGAGAATCATCTGTTCGGCGAAGATTCAATGTTGCTCATGAGTTGGGACATATCATTTTGCATAACGCTGTTGAAAATGACGAATATGATAATAAAATTATAAAGAAAATGGAAAATCAGGCGCATCTATTTGCTTCCAATTTCCTAATGCCAAATGAAGCATTTATGAAGAGTTTGTTAAGTACATCTCTAGAGAATTATGTTAATTTGAAAAACTATTGGAAGGTGTCTATTCAAGCTATGATTTTTAAAACTGCTTATCTTGAATTGATAAATGAAGATAGAAAATTATACTTGAATAAGCAAATTAGCTTTAAAAAGTGGCGTAAAAAAGAGCCATTGGATGATATATTGTTAGTTGAGAAACCAACTCTTAATAAAAAAATATTTAAAATGATTACTGAGAATAAGGTGAAAGAGGAACAAAATCTTATTTCTGAATTTAACTTACCACTGGATGAGCTTTCAAAAATAATTGGAATTGATTTTCAGAATGAGAAGAAACGATCTAAAAAAATAGAACCAGTGTTAAGACTCATTTGA